TCACATGACTTCCCGCCGCTTTCGGCGGATTTCCTTGGCCCTCTCGGGATCGAGAATCGTGTAGTCGAAGGTGGTGACCGGCTTCGAGTGGCCGGCCATCTTCGCCGCTTCAATCGCGCTGGCGCCCGCGGCCTGCCACTCGGTGATCGCCTTCCGGCGGAACGAGTGCCACCCCATGCCCTCGGTCCAGAGCTTGAGCGCTTTCAGCACCGGACGCACCGAATCCCCCAGAACCCGGTCATCGTCGAGCGGCAGGCCGTCGCCGCGGTCAAAGATGAAGTGCTCTGGGTCTCCGGTCATCATCGATCGGATCCCAGAGGCGGCTCCGCCGAGCCCGACTAGGCGCTTGGCGCCGTCGTTCTTGGTCTCGGCTAGATCGCCTCTTGACCACCGCTGCGCGATGAGCGCCTGGCCCTTTTCGGGGTAGTCGATGTGCTTTTCTTGAAGACCAAGAATCTCTGAGATGCGGCATCCGGTCTCGTCGCACAGCAGAACGAGGAGGGCGGGAACGTCGTCCAGGGAGTCGATGAGAAGCTGCACCTGATCCGGCTTGAGATAGCGCTTCTCTCGGACCGCCGTCTTTCTCCCGAGTTCAACATCGCGGCAGGGGTTTCGAGGATCCGGGTAGAAGCCCCAGGCCTGCGCCTTCGAAAACATCGAAGAGAGAATCCCCAGCACGTCGTTGCGCAAGTGCCAAGATTTGCCCCGCGCCCTGAGATCGTTGACCAGGTCCTGGATCCTTAACGTCGTAACGTCTCCCAACCTCAGCGAGCCGAGAGCGGGCAGGATATGGTTCTTGAGATGAAGCCGGTACTTCTTGGCCGTCCCTGTACCGACGTTGGAGACGTGTCGCGGAATCCAGTGCGACCGCGCGAACTCCCCGAGCTTTACGTCTGACCCGGTCGCGACGGTGCTCGGCGCGTTCACTTCCTCCAAGACCCTCGCCAGCCTTCGTTCCGCTTCCGGCTTGGTGAGTTCTCCGCGCTCCTTGCGCTTTTCGGGATCGGTCGTCGTCGGACAGTAGCCCAGAAACAGACGGGGCCGGGCGCGCCTCCCCTCGACATTCGCTTGCTTGCGTACACGGGCCGTCCAGTACGGCCGCTTCACGTCCGTGCGCTTCTCGACCTTCGGGCGCTGGTACCGGCGTCTCCCCATCTCTTCCTCCGTGGGGAAAAGCGTAGCGACTTGGCTGAGTCTGCTGGGCATGAAAAACGCGCTCGCGGGAGACTGTTTAAGCGCGTACCTCCGGGAACTGCCGGACCTTGAGATCGTCCGGCCAGTCGTCGAACGGGATCTTGCGACCGCGCTCGGTGATTTGCTTCATGAAGAACGGCACGCCCGCGTCGGCGCACTCGTCGCGTAGATCGCGGAACCACGACAACTCGGTCGGCCGCGCCCCGGGCCCCGACTCCCCGCCGGCGATTACCCAATCGACCGGCTGCGCCTTGGTCCCGCCCATGGCCTGGCCGTCGTTGGAACCGGTGAGCGCATCGAGCCGGACAGGGATGTGCCCGAACTCGCCGGGAATCGGGTAGCGCTCGGCGAGGTATCCGCCGACGTCGAGATCGCGCAAACTCAGCCGCCCCAGCAGCGGCTCGGCGGAGACGAATCGAACAGTCGACGTCAAGCTGCACAGCCTCGGGGCGCGCTCTTGGGCCCGGTCCTGGTCTTCCATCGTCGTCCCGATCCAGACGTTCTTCGGGAACTTGCCGCGGTCGCCGAACATCTCCGTGAAGCACCGGCCGCCGTCTTGAAGCCGCTTCGTCAGCAACAACCAGTCCAGGTGCTCGGTGATCTCGATCAGGTGACCGAGGCGTCTGCGCTCACGCATCTGACGATGGGCGACCTCGGCGTCTCGATGGATCTCAAGGATGTCCGACATCGAGGAGCAGAAGACCCGAGCACGCTCCTTCGCCTGGCCCGCCTTGCGGTTCCACTTCAGCGGCTCGGCCCAGTGCTTCTCCCCGAAGAAGCGCCGAGGGGAGTCGCCGCCCCAGACCTGATGTCCGGTGCGCTTGGCCCACGTCTCGGCGTAGCAGAGCTTGCACGCCGGGGAGACCTTCTCGCAGCCCCACCACGGGTTGAGCGTGTGCGTCGTCCACTCGATTCTGCTGTTCGCGCTCACTCTACGCCGCCCTCCGTGCGTCGAACAAGCTCCACAAACGCAGCCGCTGCCTGGAGAGGTACGACTCCATTTCCGGTCGCCCGAAGCCGATCGATTCGGGCATGGACCAACCGATGGGCCAGCCCATCAGCCAGTCCACGAAGTTCGGGTTCAGCCTGAGCAACCCGCGCGAGTCGGCGCGCCAGGTGGCCGCCAACAAGCGGCACAGCGGGCGCGAGATCCGCTCGGCCGACGAGTACATCCGACCATCTCGCATCGTCTCGGGCGAGTGCGAAGTCTGGAAGCTGCAAACTTGAATGGTTAGCGGCTCGCTGAACGCCTTTTCTCTGCGCCCTTGCCTCGCGATCCAGGTCTGCGGGGTTTCCCGATCGTTGACTACGGCCGCGTTCGGAGTGGCCCAGTACCGAGACGCCATCGACAACCCGATCTGCCGCTTGCCCTGATTCGTCGTGCCGCGGGTCTCGACCTCCTCCCGGCTTGCGGTGCGTCCGCCGTTCGGTGTGTCCGGGGTCGGCCACTCGCTCGATTGCGTGTTCAGCCCACCGCTGCGCTTTCCGTCCTCCTCCCGGCATCCGCAGGTGTCCGAGGTCGTCGGAGTCAGCCACTCCCAACCGCGGGACGCTCCTTCCAGTGTCGGGTTCCTCTCCTTCCTGCGGCAGTAGAGGGTCTGTCGCTCCCCGTCCGCCGCGCTCGTGGTGGGCCAGGCAGAACCAGCGGTCCCTCCGGTGCGAAGCGCCGACATCGGACGCTCGTAGACACAGCCACTGTGAAGAGAACCCGCCTTCGGCCAGGTCCCCGAGAACGGCTCCGAAAGCTCGCCGGTCAGAAGTGAGCCCTGTGACGTTCTCCAAGAACAGCCAGCGGGCTCCCACGTCGCGAGCGGTACGCCAGACGAGCGGCCAGATCCACCGCTCGTCTTCGACTCCTTTCCGCTCGCCGGCGACGCTGACGGGCGGACAGGGGAAACCGGCAGAGACGAGATCCACTCGGCCGCGATAGAGGCCGCTCGGGAAGGTTGCGAGATCGTCCCACACAGGCGCTCGATCCAAGGCCTCTTCGTCCATCCGCGCCACGAGAGCGGCCGCCGCACTGGCTTCCCGCTCGACGTAGCCCACAGTTCGATAGGCGTCTCCGAGAGCAACTCGGAGCCCAAGCTCGAGTCCGCCAACCCCGGCACATACAGCCAAGCCATTCAAGCAATCTCCCCGCCACCGCCCAACAGCCTCTTGGCGATGTGGCCCGCATCTTCCAGCCCGCTCGCGCCGGCGGCGCCGATCAGCTTCCTCGGCCGCGCCTCACCGCCCTCGAGTTGGGTGCGTTCCGGGTAGCAGTCCGGGCAACGGCGCACCGCCGACAGTTCTTGCTTCACGCCGCGGATGTCAACCTCCGTCCGGCTTTCCAGCCAACCCGACTCGCAGCGCTCGCACCCGCGCTCGGGCTTCGGTTTCCGCGTCGCCGAGGCGATCCGGTGAACGCCGGCGACCGTCGGCGCGAAGTGATTCTCGATCCGAAGCTCCTCGGCGATCTGCCAGGCGTGGTCCCGATCGTCGGACTCTCGCTCGAAGGCGTCGATCAGGACCGCCAGACCTTCTCGCGTTTCCGGGTAGCCGGGCTGGTTCGAGAAGCTGGCCACGATGGCTCGGGCGGTGTCGCGATCGATCATCACAGGTCCCTCAGTTCGTCGACGGCGTTGCGCAGCCGGGTCGATCCGCCGCGCCTTTCGGGGGGCGGTTCCTGCCAATCTCCTCGCCGCAGGAAGGTCGCCGGGTACGGGATCTTGTCCGTCGAGCGCTCGGCGAAATCGCTCTCGATCCAGGCCTTCGAGTTGGCCAGCAACAGCCGCCAATCGTCGGCCGTTCGGATGACGCCGAGGAAGGCTTTGCGGGCGTCCTGCTTGGCGACCTTGCGAGGGTAAACCCCGTACCAAAGATCGAAAGCTTTGGCGTGTTCTCCCCCCACCAATTCCCCCCCAGCAGGGGGGGGTAAGGGGGGGGTTCTTATCTTCTTCTCTTCTTCTATAGAAAGAAGTGGTGTAGCGATCCCGCTGCTCGGTGGTAAATCCCGCTGGCGGGATTTTTGTGACCCCCGAATATCCCGCTGGCGGGATTTTTTCGCATCGGAAATATCCCGCTGGCGGGATTTCCTTTCGCCTTTCTCGCGCTCCAAATATCCCGCTGGCGGGATTTTTTGCGGGGTCTGAATATCCCGCTGGCGGGATTCTTCGACCTTCTTCGGAGCGGCTTCCGGCGCCCCGTCCTCGTCCCCGTCGTACCCGAGAATCTCGAATCCTACCCGCGGAACTTTGGCAATCCAACGCCTCTTGATCAGGTCTCTCACCGCGCGATTGACGCGCGATGTAGAGCCGCCTGCAAGTCTGGCGAGATCGAGCTGCGTCCCTACGAAGACGCCGCGGTTCTGTCCGGTGGAATCCGCATTGAGCAGCAAGATAATGAACACCCGTAGTTCGGCATCTGAGAGAGCGGCCAGGTGTTCTCCGGCTCCACGTAGCAGTTTGACGATTCCGCTGAGCATCGATCAACATCACGACAGCCTTAGAAATCCTTGTCCTCGAACAGCTCGTCGCGCCGTCCGAATTCGGGCTTATGGCCACGCGGGAAGCGGCGGCGAGGTCGCGGCTTGGAGCCGTCCTGACGCTTCTTTCCAAGGTGGTAGTTAGGGGGTTGTTTCAGCCGCTTGATGATGCTGCGGCTGAGGTCGAGAGACGCTCCGCTTGCGGGCCGCTTCCCACTTAGGAAGTCCCTCAGCGTGAGCGCGTCTTGGAGCGTATCGCTCGACTTGATGCGGTTGCAGTCCTGGCAACAGACGGCCAGGTTGTCGAGCGTGGTGAGACCGCCGCGGACGATCGGCTCGACGTGGTCGAGCGAAACGTCGTTCGGTCCTAGGTGGACGGTGCACCCAGGGAAGCGATAGGTGCATTCCCAGATGCTGCCGCGCTGTTGAACGCTGTGTTTGATCAGCCAACGTTCGAGATCGGTTCGGGTGAACTTGGGCTTCAACTGAGGCCTGGCGGGCCGCGTGTCCGTCGCATGCGCGTAGCGGCTGACGGACGCATAGCGCTTGGCTACGAGCCCGTCAGGGAGCTTGACCGCGTGTGCGGCAGTCGTCACAGGATCATCCTCGCGGGCACGGTCTCGGCCAGCTCAGCCGAGGGCGGACGCCTTTCCTTGAGGTCGCGCTCGAACTCGGACAGATCGCAACTCTTGTCCGCTCCTACGAGCGCGATGAAGCAGTGGACGCGTTGGCCTCGTTCGGTGGCCCCCTCCCAGAGACGGCACTCGACGCCGTTGAGAAAGCACGTGCGGGTCGTGCTCTCGACCGTGATCCTCATGCCGCCTCCGGCTGCTCTTCCTCTTCCGGCTCGTCGTCGTCGGTCGGGTCGAAGTCGAGCGCCTCTTGGGTCGGCGCGATCTCGACGTAGCCGCACCAGCCGGGCGTGTCCCAGCAGAACTCGTTGACCGCACGGCCGACCCGCGAGTCGAACGCCATCTGCAAGCTCAGCGAGACTTCCCCGCCCCCGCGCTTACACTTGATCGCGTAGACCGAGACCACGCCCACGCTCAGCTGGACCGAGCGGCTGTTCATCGACAGCAGTTGCATCGAGTAGTTCCGGCTGTCGGGATCGAAGTCTGAGAGCTTCTCGCCCGGGATCTGGAACTCGCTGATCGCCGGGTTCTTGAACGAGTCTTCGACGCCCAGCCGCTTCGCCAGCGCCGCCGCCATCTCGCCCTTTAGGTGGATCACGCCGCGGCAGTAGTGGCCGTGGGCGCCCTCTCTCGCCGTCGCAGTGACCTTGTGCAATCGGCACTGCGGAAAGGTGATCGTCTTGTTTCGTCTCGCCAAGGATCGTTCTCCCTCACATCTTCAGAGCTTGCTGAGACTTTTTCCCTGAGGCCGTACCCGGCTCGCGGCGCGTGCCGTCGGGCATGAGTCCGTTGCGCTCGTTGTAGTCGCCGGCGGCCTCGAGCAAGGTCGCCTTGTCGCCGTCGAACTTCGACAGCCAGACGTTCTGGTCCGCTTTCGCCGGTCCTGCCTGGGAGGTCAGGTACGGCGAGACGGCGGCCGTCTCGTCGGGATCCAGGTCGGCCAGCTTCAGCCGCTTCGGCCCGTCGCTCTGGTGTTGCGCCGAGGGCGTCGCGGCCACGCCCTCGGCTGGTTGACGTTTTGCGTAAGGAGGAACATCCTCCGTGCCGCTGTCGGAGGAACTCTCCGAGGCCCCCTCAGAGGTCGCGCCCGATTGCGTCTCTGAGGAAGCCTCGGCCCCGCCCGTGGAGTGAGACGGGGAACTCGGGTTGGAGCGGTCATGACCGCGGTTCGGATTGGGAGAGGCCGTCAGCTCGTCGGGATCGATCGACCCCGTCTTGCGCTCTTCCTTCTTCGGCGGCTCAGGCGCCGTCAGGTCGCGCCACGTGGCCTCGCCGCCGTGGATCTTCTGATACAGCTCGCGCAGCTGCTCGATCTGCGTGGGGCTCGCTTGGGCCAACTTGCAGCCCAAGAACTCTTCCATCATCTCGGCGGTGACGTTGACCCGCGCCATGCCGCGAATCACGAGCTTCTTTACCGAGTCGGGATCGTCCTGCATTCGGCTGCGGATCGTCTCCTTCGCCTCGGCGACCGCCTCCTCCCGGAAGTCGCTCGGCATCAGGTGAAAGATGCACTCGCGCTCGGCGCGCGCCGCGATGTTCTGGAACTTCTCGCGTAGGTCGCGTTCGAGATCCTTCTCGTCTTCGCCGCGCTGTGCGCCGACTAAGACGTGACGGCCGGGCTGACCGCGTTTGCCGCGCTTCCAGATGTACTTCGAGACTTGGAACTCGCGGCGTTCGCGCGTGTTCGTCTGGAAGTCCCAAGCGAAGGCCTCGCCAAAGATCGTCTTGCCGTCGTCGCGAACGATCCGATTGCCCGAGTCGATATTGCCCCAGTGGCGCTTCATCTCGCGCGCGAGAGCGATCGACCCGCCCTCGACCGTGGATCCGCCGCGCGGAAAGCTGAACGTCGCATCGAGCGCGAAGCTCGGCCGTTGGCAGGTCTTGACGATCTGCTGATAGGCGGCGTCCTCGTTGCGCGGGAACTGCTTCGCCATGAAGACCTGCGCCTCGACCGTCGCCACGGCCTCGGACTTCTGTCGGGCGCCTGCCAGATCCACGCCTGTCTCTTGTTGCGGCGCCAACGCCGTCGTCATGCTTCCTTCGCTCACCTTCAGCCTCCCTACGCCGCCTCTTCTCCGAGTTGCACCAGCTTCGGCACGTTGGCCGAGACCGGCCGTCTCACGAACTTGCAGTAGACCCAGTGGGGACAGTGCTCCTTCGAGCACCACCACGCGCCCTTGTTGCTCGCGTCCGCGGGAAACAGATCGAGGCGCTCTTTACCCTCGGCGACCAGGTCGTCGCCGCGTCGACGCATCCCGTCCAAGATGTCGATGCGAGCGAGCAGCGCTTCGAAGTCGTCGATCGACCTGTGCGTCTGCTGCGTCATCGGAACCGCCGGCGGCTTGCGTCCGAGCGCCGCCTCCGCCTTCACCCAAGCGTCGTGACCGGGGCCGCTGCGCGGCTTCGCCTTGTAGTCGATGAGGAAGTCCAACCCCAACGCGACCGGTAGGACGTGATCACTGAAGACCGAGTACTCGGCCATCGCGTACATCGTCAGCTGCGTCGACTGAAACGCCGTGTCCGCTGACGGCTTGGTCGCCGTCGTCTTCGTGTCTCGGATCGCGACGCCTTGCGCGTAGACTTCTCGAACGTCGATCTCACCGACGATCTCGTAGTCGCGCCTCGGGACCTTGATCGTAAACTTCGCGGCCACGTTCGCCGGCCGCATGGCGGGCGCGATCAACTCGCGATGCGCCTCGGCCATCCGAGTGGCCTTGTCGATCGCCTTCCCCTTCGCACGCTCAAGCCCGATCTTGCGCTCGTCCTCGTCCGGTTCGAAGCCGTCCCGTAGGCGCTCTGCGGTATCGTCTCGCGCGATGTCTTGGCAGACGTCGACCGGCAGCAGCTCGTCTTCCTCGATCTTGGTTCCGAGGTTACTCCCGACCGACTTGTCGACGCCGCTGCCGACGGCGAGGTACGACCGGGTCAAGCCCGGCCGCCTCCCCTCGAGTTTCTCGAGCTGCCACCGATAGGCGCACTTCGCTACCAGCATCAGCTCGGAAACGTGGTACTGCCACAGCTCGGCCATCTCTACTTGACCGGAGCTTGGATGTCGGCGCCAGGCTTCTCCGCTTCGAGTTGAAGCGGTTCCTCGTTCTCGTCCGTTCGTTCGAGACGCGTCTCGTCGAACCAACGTGAATCGGGGCACGAGCCGTCAGCCAATACGCTGGGCGCCACTAGGTACTGGTCGCAGCCGGTGATGTAGGCCGCCCGTCCGGTCGTCCTGCCGGTAAAGCCCGTGATCTTGTCTTTGACGGTGATTCCGAGATCCATACCTTTCCAACTCCTCCTTCTTCGGTGCCTACGTTCTGAGCCAGGGACGACTCGTTCGGCGGCTAGGCGACGGCTGCTCGACGAGCCGCCCGCTCACGTCCCGCGCGGCCGCCGCGAGGGCGATCCCGAACGAAACGATCACGATCAGTGCGACGACCAGCAACGCGACTAACGATGCGAGGAACACGTACATCGGGAAACGGCTCCTAGAGCGACGGCAGCGCCTCGACGCCCGGAAGATCCTCGGCGTCGGCCTGCTCGCGCAACAGCCGGTTGTTCTCTTGGCGCTTCGACGGCGGGAGCAACCCGTCGTCGGCCAAGAGAATCGGAATGCCCTTGTCGATCCGCTCGATCAACTCGCGGACGATCATCTTGTCGACCTCGTCGTCGCCCAGCCCAGGCTTGCCGAAGAAGTCGAGCGGCAACCGCAACGGCCGGACTTCGCGCAGGACGTTGTTCTGCACGCTCGAGCCCGGCGCCGTCACGTCCTTCGTCACGGCGTGCAGCTTCCCGTGGCCGAGATCCCACAGGACCACGTGGACGGTGGTTTCGAGCTTGACGGCCACGCGCCGTGCCGGTTCGATCTGAGCGAGCTGCTTCGCGTTCAGCTCGCCCATCGGCGCCAGGATCTCTCCGTCCGAGTCGATGCGCGCCTTCACGCCGACGAAACCCGCGACGAGCCGGTCCCACTCGTTGCGAGCCGCCTGCCAGTCCTTACCGTGGGGTTGGCCGTGGTAGCTCTCGCTCACCGGCGCCGGGCCGAAAACCTGTTCAATCGTGTAGTGCTTCATACCGTTCGTCTCCCTCCTATCGCCTTCAACCGTCGTTGCGCCCGGTCGAGTTCGACCCGCAGGCGCCCCGCCTCTTCATCGAGCCAGCGGATCTCGGATTCCTTCTTCCGCATCCGACCCGCGAACTCGCGCTTGTACTCACGCAGCCGCGCCAACTCCGCGAGATCTCGATCGAGCCGCTCGGCCAGGTGAACAGGGCACAAACCGCAGCTCTCGACGAACGCCGCGAACGTCTCTTGGGCGCGATCGTCGTAGCGACGGCGCACCAGGTGCGAGCCCTTGAGCGGCGATCCGCAACGAGCGCATGTCTCTGCGGTCACCGCTTCGGTCAAGCATTGCGCTCCTGTAGCGACTGCCTGGTCAGCAAGAGCGCGGCATCGAGCGTCGCCTCGGGAACCGGCCCCGTCCAGGCGTGCCGGCCGTAGCAGCGGTCGAGCTGCTCGATCAACTCGAACGAGCGCATCAGACGTGCCCGCGCGACGGTCTGCTCAAACGGCCTCGGCTGCTTGGAGCCGGTCACGACGCACGCTCCACAGACTCGACGGCCTTGTCGGTCTCGTTCAGCTCGGACATGCGCAGGCCAAGATAGATTCCGCTCGAGATGGCGCCCGCGATGGCGCGGTCTGGGGGTATGCCGATTGAAATCAATCGGAGCGTGACCACAGTCAAGGCCGCGAGTTCCTCGGTGCGCTCCAGCTGCCGACCGCCAAACCACTCAGGCACCCGCTCCGAGGACCCGCGCATCTCAGCGAACGCCCTGGCGAGCGTGTCTTTGATCTCGACGTCCGTCATCGGTCCACGCTCCTCTTGAACGCCTCAATCTCGTCGGGAGCCTCGTCGTCCCGCCACGGGTAGCCGTCCCACGGGAGCCCGAGCCAGCCTATCTGGATCCGCGCCGCGACGATCAGTTCGCACCAAGGCCGACAGGTCCCCGGGGTGATCTCGGTGAGCTTGTAGGTCTTCTCTTCCGAGGCGATCCGTACCAGCAACTCGCGAATGTCCGCGTCGATCCCAGGACGCTTCCGAAGACTGTAGGCGCGGTCGATGAGTGCGTTCCGCCTCTCGGCCCACCACTCGACCCCGTCGTGACTGACGTCGTCCGCGCAGTCGAAATCGCGCACCCGACAGCAGTTCGGCGACGACGGGAAGTGCATCTCCGCCAGGGTGTCGAGCGTTCGGATCGCCGACTCCTGCCAGATCGTCGACATGACCCGCAACTTGTGCTCGTAGCCTTCGTCCCGACCCGGGAACTCGATCACCGGCGCCGGTTCCGGTTTCGCCTGCGGTTTGGTCAACAGGATTTCAAGCAGTCGCATGGCGCTAATTCAGACCTCCCGCTCCGAGATCTCGGAGATACTCTTCCGCCGAGGCAACGGCCGCCTGCTCGGGGAAACCCCCGGCATCGATCACGCACTGCAAACAGGCGATCTCAGGGTTCTGGCGCTCGATCAGCTTCAGAGACGACGGCGCCAGCCAGACCTCGGAGCCGCAGGTGTCGCACTTCGACTTCTTCGAGGTCGGCAGCGCTTTCCTCGGGCCGCCGACGATGACGCCGACCTCGTGATCCGGGCGGAGGGTGATCAGCTTCATGCGGCCTCCCGGTCTTGGTCTTCGTCGTCCACCCGCTCCCACCAGCAGCCTTCGGACTCCTCGACCACGTGGATCCAGCGCGTCCCGCACGTCGGGCAGTCCCACCGCTCGCCGTCCTGCGTGAAGCCGCCGGCGGACGGCACTTGGGCTTCGCAGCAGTGGGGCGTGTGATTCAAGCTGCTTCCCCCTGGAACTCCGGAAGATCGCGCAGCGCAAACGCGGGATCGGCACTGGACGGAAGCGGCTCCTCGGGCGTCAGCTCACTGCCACGTACGTAGGCCTCAAACTCCCGCAGGGATTCTTGGAGAGCTTGGCGGGCGAGCGCTTCGGCACGAATCAGAAGCCGATTAGGTACCCGTCGGCTGGCGTCCGAACTGAGCATCTGCTTCAAGGCGAAGAACGTAATGTCGAGTTCGGCCGCGAAGTCTTCTCGCTTGTAGCGGTTTTGCTTGGCGACTCGCCACGCGTAGTACGCCTGACGAAGCCGTTGCTTGGCGGCCGCGGTCGGGGCCATCATGCCGTGGCCTCCAGTAGCATCTTTCGAATGCGGTCAAACCGCGCCTCGGCGCGGCAGAGATCAGCGACCGCGTCGATGATCTGGTCGCGGCTGAGACCTGATTTCGCCTGCTGCGCCATCCGCTCGACGATGTCGACGACTTCGGAGGGCACCCGGCGGCTCCGATCAGAAGAGAGCCAGTGCTTAAGTTGAAGTGCGGAACAGCCGAGCGCATCGGCCAGGCCGTCGTTCGTGTTGTCGGTGGCGGTCTTCCATGCAGCGCAAGCCGCACGAAAGCGCTTCTGAAGCACTTCTCGCGCTGGGTCCGACGACCGGTCCAAGATGACCCTAGCGGTCGGACCCAGGTGGTCCAGATCGCCCGTAGACGACTCCGCCTTGCCCGGCGGAAACTTGCTCAGGAGGCGCGACATTCGTGTCTCCTAGGCAGCCGACTGAGCTACAGGAGAGTCCGCAGCCTCGGCGTTCCTTTGCAGGTAGTCCGCGATCGACTCGATGCAGGTGTCATGCAACGAGACGCCGCGGCGCACCGCGAAGACCTTGAGTTGGTGGTGGATCTCAGTCGGGATCTTCAGCTTGACCACGACGTGATTGCTGGTTTTGGTGCCTTGTGACATATTGGGGCTGCCCCTGATGCACCAATTGTGGTGCCTTGGTGCCTCACTGTCAAGGTACTATGTGCCTCAAGGCACCTATGTATGCCTCAAATGCCTGATTCGGAACGAGTAAAAATTTTCTTCTGGGCTACCCCGGAACAGCGCCGGAATCTCAAACTGGCCGCGACATCTCTGGATCGGCCCTACACCGACATCGTTCGGCAGGCGTTTGAGTTCTACGAGGAGATTGATGAGGGCTTCCGCTACTCGCGTGAAGGCCTTGAGCCATACCTCCGACTATTCAGCGCAGTCGCCTTATGGACCCAACACTTCGGCGAGGAGGGTCCTCCGTCGCTAGACGAAGTTGAGCGCCTGATCACTAGAGATCTATCCGGGAAGGACGCTGACGACGAGAACCAAGGCCCTAGGACAGCTCGCGAAGAGAAGGTTGTGCGCCTCGTTCTGTCGGCGCTCCGGGACAAGCAGAACCCATTTCGCGGCATCCTGCTTGAAGCCGTTGGCGCAGCGGACGACTACGCCAAGACTCGGAAACAGGTGGAGCGCGAGCAGATGTCCGAAAGCTAACTAAGTCGCGAGCCGGCCGCCATTCGAGGTCTGCGCCTTCTAGACTGCGGGCGCTGCCGGCGTGCATGTGAGAGATCATGCACCCGAAAATTGACATCGCGGAGATGCGTGGACACCTGCGCGTCCTAAGGCAGATTCGGAGGCGGTTGGAGAAGTTATTGGCCGCCCTCCGGCGAAGCTAGCCAGCGGAAGTACCAGTTCGCCCTGAGGCGAAATCGACCTGGCGCCTAGGCTCGACTTCTGTGCGTCGTCGGAGGGGTGTGCGCGCTCACATTCCAGGTACTGGCCCTCCGTGGTACTGTTGAGGCCAGAACAATGCGATTCAGTAACGTTTCAGACCCACTAGACCCCCGCGGCGCGCTACTCTGACTGCATCCATGCTTGAAGTCGCGCATCGGAAGGAGCGAGGGGCGTTCTTCACGCCGCCGATCGTAGCGGAGTTTCTGGCGAGTTGGGCCATTCGGCACCACGACGAGAAGATGCTGGAGCCGTCTTGCGGGGAGGCAGTTTTCTTAACCGCGGGGATCGAACGATTAAGAGCACTGGGGGCTGAGCCTAGTCCGACTCAGATCGAAGGTATTGACATCCATCGGGAGTCGATTCGGTACGCCGAGGCGGAGCTGCTTCGTGTGGGCGCAGGCGCCGCGCTCGATTGCGGCGACTTTTTCGACCGGCAACCAAACCCAGTGTTTGACGCTGTTGTCGGCAACCCACCGTACGTTCGGTACCAAAGTTTCGCTGGCGAAGCGCGCGAGAAAGGGGCCCGAGCAGCTCTCGCTCAGGGCGTACGAGTGACCGGTCTCGCAAGTTCGTGGGCTCCATTCGTAGTTCATGCTGCGGCCTTCCTGAAACCGGCTGGAAGACTGGCACTGGTGCTGCCCGCGGAGCTGCTCTCGGTGAACTATGCCGCTGCTGTACGCCGGTTCCTAATGCAGCGTTTCGGAAGCGTGAAACTGATCCTGTTTGAAGAGCGTACGTTCCCGGGTGTTTCCGAGGAAGTCGTGCTTTTGCTCGCCGAGGGGACTGGGCCCACTGATCACTGTGAGCTTCACCAAGCGCAGAACCTAGAAGATCTTGCCAATCTTCGATGGCATCGGTGGAGCCCAGACGGTCAAGACAAGTGGCTCTCTGCACTCATCCCGCAAGGTGCTGCGCAGAACTACAAGACGCTGGTGGAGAGCGACGCATTCACTCCCCTGAAGGACTGGGGCGACACAAGCCTCGGAATGGTGACCGGGAACAATCGGTTCTTCTGTCTATCAGCTTCAGAGGCCAGCGAGCTGGGCCTAAGGAAGAAAGACCTGCTTCGAATCTCGCCGCCAGGATCGCGTCATTTGCGCGGCCTCACCTTCTCGGAAAAGGCATGGCGAGAGATGCGCGACTTAGGGGCGCGCGTCTACCTTTTTCGTCCCGATCAGAGGCAGCTTTCGGCTGCGAGCAAGGTCTACATTGCATCAGGCGAGGCGTCCGGGGTCCAAGATGCGTACAAGTGTAGAGTCCGAAGTCCCTGGTGGAAGGTTCCTCGCGTGCCGGCTCCAGACCTGTTTCTCACGTACATGAATCACGACGCTCCCAGGCTTGTGACCAACGAAGCCGGCGTCGAATGTCTCAATTCGATTCACTGCGTCTATCTCAAGGACCGAAATCGAGCGATCGGAACTGCCTTGCTGCCGATTTCAATGCTGAACAGCGTCACTCTACTTGGAGCCGAGCTATGCGGCCGCTCTTATGGCGGCGGAATGCTAAAGCTCGAACCGCGCGAAGCCGACCTCTGGCCTGTTCCTTCGGAATCGACCCTAAGGGATGTCGAGAGCGAGCTGGAGTCGCTGCGGCCGCAGCTAGCCCTTCACCTTCGAAACGGAGACCTCGCCAAGGTCGTGAACCTGGTAGATCGAGTGCTGCTAACTGGTCATCTAAAGACGAGGAAGAGTCAGCTCGACTCCATTAGGGATGCTCGGCGAGCCATGTTTGATCGCCGCTTGGCTCGATCGAGGACCCGCGGTGAGTAAGGCCAGCGATCTCCTGACTGCGGCTTTGAAGGACCTGCCTCCGAAGCCGGGCGAAAGCGCAAAAGCCAGTGAAAAGAAGGCCTATTCCGAGCAACTCTCTAAGAGCGTTGCGTACGCCTTCGGGGCGGAGCTACGGAGACGAGGATTGGTAGGTGCACTTCCCGCGCCGCCCGGAGATGCGGGTATCTCGGGTGCAGAGCGCCGGATGTCGGGTGGGATTGGCGCCAAGAAAGTAGACGTCACTTGGGCCACCGAGGAGTCGGGACTGCTGCTGGCGATATCGATCAAATCGATCAATTTCGCAGACGGCCGCACGAACAACTATCAAAAGAATCTGACCAACAGGCGCGGCGACATGCTGTTCGAATCCGTCACTCTACACCGGCGTTTCCCGTTCGCCGTTCTAGCGGGCGTGTTCTTCTTTGATCGGGGAGCCGCCAAGGACGACTCTAAGAATCGGCAATCCACGTTTCTGAACGCACACGCCCGCTTCCAGATGTTTACGGGGCGGGAAGACCCAGCAGGACGGGACGAGCAGCTTGAGAGAATGTACATCTGCCTCGTCGACGCGAACCCGTTCATGCCCAGCTACGAGTTCTACCTGGCCGGGAACCCTAGCGATCCGATCGAAGTTGACATGGTGTTCGACGAACTGATCGAGCTCCTCGCACAGCGTAACTCGGACTTTTATCGGTCGCACGAAGGCAAGCTGATCAAATCATAGAGACGAGAAATCCGGTAGCCAGCCGATAGCCTCTCGCCCCACTTCGTCCTCATCCACTCTCCATCGCCAGTACCGAGCCAACCAGGGGCGCTTCGGCTATTTCAGAGGAGCACCCCGCAAATCGCAACCGAGAGAGGACTCCAGGAGCAACAACATGATTCCGACGATAGGGCTGATCATCGCCTCGTACGCGTTCTTCCGGGCTGTCGAGTCCATTCTTCTGAAGCAGGACCGCTTCCACTCGAAGTCCGGCTACGCGATCAGCGCCGTCCTGGCCGTGATTGTGATGGCCGTCGCCGCCATCGGAGGCGCCGACCTGTTGGCCGGCGGGTCCTCGGGCTTGGAGGGGCTGCGCTGAGGATGTCGGACACCGCTAGGACCTAACACGCAAGCCCGCGGGACGGTAGACAACTTCGCCTAGTTGGCTTGCCTCAGGATCACTGCGCGAGTGACCATTTCGAACAACTCTTGTGCGTGTCTTGTGCAACCCTGTCCGCCGTGCTCACGTGTCTCGCGCTTGTGCTCAGGGGCGCTCGAAGCAGCGTAGAAGAACAGAGGAGTCGCATCGCCCTCCGCTCGGAGCCGATCCAGAAGGACATAACCCTCTCGCGGCCCCTCGCGCCGCCCCATGTCCGAGATGATCGCAGCGAACTTGTTGCTCGACAGTCGCTCGAACGCGTCGTCGGTCGAAAGGGCTAACACGAAACTAAGCCCCATAGCCTCGAACGCCTTCCGCTCGTGCGTATTGTTCTCTGGACGATCATCGACCCAGAGGATCTGGTTTCGCCACTCATCGCTCGTGGCGACGGCCGCCGGGCCAGCGGAACGAACGGCCTCTACGATTTGGTCCAAATCGGTCGCAGATGCCAAGGTATCCGTCTTAGCGGTGGCCGCCGTGAGCGACGCCACTACTTCCATCTGCATCTTGACGTAGTTCTCCTCGTCCTGGAAATCGCTTGGTGCAAACAGCTTCGTGCTATGGCTGCTGACGAGCCAGGCAAATACACAAAGGACCAAGACCGGAAATGCGACCAGGAAATAGATCAGAGGAAGGCGCTCTTCTGGCGTAAGCGAGTGGCCGCTGGATACGACGAACGAAGCGAAACCGTACACCAGGACGATGAAGAGGGCAATGATGCCGAGTGGATTTCGCGCCAACGCCTCGGCGGTCTCGCCGAAACCCTTTTTGCCGGTTGTCATGGCACTGGTAGAAGCCGGGATCTCACTTCGATGTTTCTCGAGGCGAACGCCTCGTCGCGCTGCGACCCCGAGACGGCCGTTTCCCAGAACATGGTCGACGTCATCAGCAGATCATCCGAACTTTCGCAAACCGCACGGAACTCATGAATTCCAGTAGGTTCCCGCACTCGAGCGCTAAAGGTTGCGCAGGCTGGGCCAAGTGCGTTTCGCATATTGGAAGCGTCTGGACGGTATTTCTCGTAGGTAACGCCTTCGAGGTCACTCGGCAGGCTTGGTGGAGCGTCCTCGTTCACGAGAAGGAACGTGCGGTCTCTTCCAAGGACTCCCATAAAGAGGCCAATCTCAAACAACACGTTCTGATTCGCAGCAGGCGTGACGCTATCGCGCTCCGCTCGCTGACCGACCGCAGTCAGGTCAAATATGGCAAAATCGGCCTGCTGAACCCTTTCCTGAAGATCCTGGATCGTGTAGTGACTAACCGTGAACGCATTTTTCCAGTCCAGCACGTAGGCGTCCTTCTCCATATTCCGCTGGATTGCGGGAACTATCGATCCGGTTTCACTTGCCGAACCGACAAAAACAACAGGCAATCTCATAAATTCTCCAAGTATGCTCTAAACTCGCAGAGAGTAGCATGACGTTTGCCCGGGCGTCCAGCTAGCCCTGCAACTCATTTCTCCACACGCGATTCCAACACGGCCATCCTCTTGTCCACGTCGGTCAGCAGCTCGCCCTGTTTGCCGACCTGCGTGCGGATCTCCGCGATGTCGCTTCGAGCGCCGTTCAGCCCGTGCTTGACCGCCAGGAAGGCGCCGAGCCAGGTGCCGCCCATCGTGATGAGCGAGAGGATTGCGAGAGTGTGTTCGAGGTCCAAGGAATTTCGGTCTCCGTTCGTGGACGTTGGCTAACATGCTCGTCGTGGTTCGAGCTTGCCCCAAGGCATCCTCGATCTACTTCGGTGGACTGGCGGCCCCCTTGCAACCGAGGCCAGTCCACCGAACTCTTCAGTTGCATCGGCCAGTTCGAGGAGCTTTCCACAGGCCCCTAGCCAGAGCCGAGATCCGCTATGCTTGTTTGCCGCTCCGGCGCCCTTCTACACCGAGTGCCGGGGACGGTTTGGTCTAGCTCCCGCAACGCAACCCACGGGAGCTAGACCGTTAGAGAACTAGGTCCGCCGGCTCACCACCCGCACGTAATCGACCTTGAAGGTCCCGAGCCCGGCGTCGGCGCCCTTGAACAGCATCACGTACGGCTGCATGATCGCCTCGCCGGTCGTCAGGTTCGACATGTCGAACGTTTGTCCGGCCGAGACCTGGCCCGAGTCGACGTAGAACTTCACGTCCGCCAGATCCGAGAAGTCGATCCGAATCGTGTACCAGACGTCGGTCGCAAACGTGACGTTGGTCACCGCGTCGTCGTTGTCGTTCGTCGTGTCGTCCGACTCCATCACGACGGCGCCCGATCCGTCGAGTTTGAACCAGGCATGTTCGGCGACAGAGTCCGCGGCCGCCGCGCGATCGCCGGCGAGCCCGAAGACCACCTCCGCGGTCAGCGTCGGCAGGACGGTCGCCTGTACCCTCATCTCGACGTAGGCGTCTTGGTTGAGGTCAATCCCGCGTTGGTCGTTCCAGTAGACGGTCGCTTCCTCGGCGTTCACGTCGGCGTCGAGCTGCAAGACCAGTACGCCGTTCTCGGCGTCGGGATCCACCGCAATCGCGTTGTTCAGCGCCGTCTCGGTCGTCGACCACACGCCGTCCGAACCGGCCTCGCTCTTCAGAAACTCGGTGCCGAGAAAGTCGTCCATGAACTCGACGTCGGGCGTCGAGAAGACGTTCGCCGCCAGAGCGCCTGGCGGCTCAGACAGCCGCGGCGCCAACACGAAGACCGCGGCCAGCGCGACGGCGGCCACAGCGATTAGGGGTGTCTTTCGTTGAAGCATTTTCAGTCCTCCGTTTCCTCTCTCCCTCTTTACGCGGTGCGGACCCGCGCCTCCATCTCCATCAGCTGCTGGTCGACTCTCCAGCGCTCCTCGCGTGCGGCCTCAAGCGAGCGCTGGGCGGCCTTGATGTCGGTCTGTTTGTAGGCCGGGAAGGCCACGCCGACCGAGACCTCGATCAGCTTCGCGTCGTGGATGACCCGGTGTTCCTTCCCTTCTTCCTCGACCCATTCGGCCGTGGCGTCGACGAACCCGAACGAGGCGTTCGGCAAGATCCCGCGCCGGAGCATCTCCATCCGCTCCGCGCTGATCACCGGCTTCTCGAGCCGCATCACGAGGCCCCGCGTCTCAACCTTCAACGAGAGCGCGCCCTCGCGAGTCGATCCGAGCGGATCCCGTACATCGTGGGCCCACAACGCGAAGACGTTCTCGGGATCCGGAGTGATCCCCCGGAACTCCTCGGTGAAGAAGCCCATGTCTTCGGACCGTTGTCCGAACGGGACGACCAGGCCCTCGATCACGGTCTTGTCGCCGTCGTCACGGAGTTCGAGCGCGGAGATCGGCGTCGAGCGGCGTTCGTAGTTCACGTTGGCTAGATCCATCAGAAAACCTCCCCTCAGGCCGGAAACAGCATGCAGTCGCAGTCCTGGTCGAACGGCGGATGCTTCTTCGCACCGGCGAAGCGTTGGCCAACCTGGACCGTCTGGTTCTCGCGATCGCCGCAACTCTTGCAACGGCCGACGACGACCCAACGGAGCTTGCGCACTCCAAAGGCGGCGAACAGATCGGCCGCGACGGCCGAGCAGAACCTTCGATGCTCCGAAGCGGCCTCGGCCGCAGCGCGGCTGGAGCGGAACTCCTCGAGCTGGTCTTCGATCGAATCGGACTCCTCGAGTACTCGCAGCGTCTCGGCGACGTGCCGGTTCGCCCACCAGGTGGCGGAACGTAGGCCGCCGCTCTTGGTCTCCGGAGTCGGCGTCTCATCGTCGATCCCGAGTTCGGCGCGGATGGCCTCGACGAGCTGCTCGCGCGTGGCCTCCAAGGCGGGCGCCATCTGCCGGGTCATGTCGGCCGTGCGACCGCGCAGCGCCTGGCCGAGATCTCGGTTCTTCTTCGTCGCCGCTCGGACCTCGCGCTCTTCCATCGCGACGACCCGCGAGATCGCCGCCTCGACCAGTCCCCGCAGCGCGGTCGACTTCTGGATCCGCAGTCGCGAGCGAGCGGCTTGCACGCTGCGCTCGTCGGCGCCGTCGTCGGCTTCCGGTTCGGGCTCGGCGTCCGGATCCTCTTCCGGTTCGTCCGCGCCGGCGACCATGAACTGCACCGACTGCATGTAGCGGTCGCCGAGACCGTCCGCTCGCGGGTTGAGGCCCAGCCGTCGGCGAATCTCGTTCGAGTTCTTCGCTCCGATGCGGACGTGCAGTTCGTCGACCTTCGCCTGCTTCTCCGGATCGCCTTGCAGCAAGTCGGAGACGTCGTGCTCAAACCGCCAGCGCATCCAGTCACCCGGTGTGAACAGGCTCACGATCAGCGCGCACTCGATCGCCTTCAGCAACGGCCGCAGCGAGTGCTTCACGAAGCCGATGTCGAGGATCTCGACGTTGTTGAAGCTCGCCTGATCGAGGATCGCCAGCATGTGCGGCGGGCAGCGGTACAGCCGGCAGAACTCCTCGTTCGTAAACTTGCGAGTTTCGAGCAGCTGCGAGCTGGCCGGGTCGATCGTGATCTGCTTGTACTCGACTCCGCCGGAGAGCACAGCGATCTTATGCTTGTTCTCCATGCCCGAGAAGCCTTCCCGCCAGCCTTCGAGCAAGCTGGTCCGCTTCTCGCTGGACATGGCCCCCGGAGCCAAGAGCACGCCGGTCGGTTGCATATCGTTTCCGGCGAACCGAGCCGTGTATTCCTCGAGTGCTAGGCCGAGGGCGCCGGTCTGCTTGAAGTGTCGCAGCGGCGAGACCCCGTGATAACCGTCGAAGCTTGGGCCGATGACATGTAGCATGCGCTCGGCCGGAATCGTGATCGTTTGCCCGTCGTCGGCGTAGAACTCGTACAGGTCGCTCATGCGCGCGAGGTCCAGCTTGCGCTGGACTCGGCTCGGAGGAAGCGGCCACAGCGCCGTCGGGATCATCGCCTGGTTGAACTCGATCTCGGCGTAGAAGTTGCCCCAACCCAACACGTGCGAGAGGATCAGCCCACGGAATACGTCGGCGTTCATGAACGGGTTCACCGCGAAGTTGAGCAGCCGCGACCGCGGGTCGTCGTTCGACAGCGTGCGCGAGCCGTCGGCTGCGATCCGGTAGAGGTTCAACGGCAGCTGGCGGGAGCTTTCCGAGTAAATCTTCAAGATCCCGAAGACGACCGACAGCTGCGTCAACGTTTGCTCGGAGACGAACCGGCCAGTATAGGTCGACATGCCCCCGGTGAAGGCTTCGATCAGCGGGACGCTCGGGTTCTCCAGGTTCGAGCGAAGCTGTCGAGGACTGAGGGCGTCGGCGAGGAACATCTAGACGGCCCTCCCCTTGAGCAGGCCGATCCCGACCAGCAACGCTCCATTGACGGCCCAGCCGAGACCGTGATGGATCCGCTCCAGACCGACGAACAGCCCTCCAAGCCCGAGCAGCAACAAGACGTCCGGCAGGAACGCCAAGGCAATCGCGGCGACGTGCCGCAACTGGCTCTGCCTAAGCACTGAGAACCGTGATGCCAATCCCGCCGTCTCCTTCGTCCCGCATCAGTCCCGTCACCGCGTTGATCGCCGCGACCACTCCGTCGATCCGCTTCGTCGACGTCTGCCGGTCCGGCTTCTTCGGCCGGATCTCGCCGGTCGTGTTCGTCGCGACCTCAGTGCAGCTGACCATCCAGTCGAGCAACGGATTCCCTCCGTGGATCAGCTCGCCCGCATAGACCAACCGCTCGAACTCCTTCGCCGCCGGCGACATGTCCCCGAACCCTTGGGAGATCAGCCGGACCGTAAAGCCCTCGTCGTCGAGGTCCTGCGCCAGCCCTTGGGCGTTCCATCTGTCGAACGTAACCGAATCGACGGAGAAAATCTTTGAGAGTTCCAGCACGTCGCGGAGGATGTAGTCGTAGTTGATCGTGGGGCCCGGAGTTAGGGTGAGATAGCCCTGTGCGGCCCAGTGCGCATAGGGCACGCCGTCGGCCCGCGAACGCAGCTCGACGCCGACTTCCGGCAGGTAGAGCTTGGGGAGCAGAGTCCACCCGGCGCCGTCTTCGATCAGGTAAACGATCGCGGTGACGTCGCGAGTACTCGACAGATCGCCGCCGATGAAGCAACGGCGGCCGCCGTAGTAGTCGGCTTCATAGACGTCGCCTTTGCAGCTGTCCCACTTCTCTTGCGGGATCCAGCGCACGACCGACTCGGTCCACAGGTCGAGCCGAAGACGGAGGAAGTCGTTCAGCTGGGCCGGACTCTGCTCGGCGTCTCGGCAGTCCGATTCGAGATCTGCGAGGCGGAGGAAGCCCCCGGGGTTGCCTTCAAGCGAGGGGTTGGCTGCGTACCAGCCGGTCGGCTTTCGCTTCCACGGACTCTTGGCCTTGCCCGACAGGATCGCCTCGCGGCTCTGAGCGGTACCGGGCTTGCCACGGTTCTGCCATCGCTTCTGATCGCCCTCGAAGACCAGCCCGAAGAAGCTCGGGTCCTTCAGCTCACCGCGCTGCACGCGCCGCGCCTTCTCGTAGAGCCCACGAGCGAGGGGCGAGGCGTCCTGTGCGCCGGCGGTCGTGATCCCGAGCATGAGGCCCTGCGATCGCGCCGACATGCCGAACTTGAGGACGTTGTACAGCTCCGTATGTCGCTGCCGGTGGATCTCGTCGAAGATGCAGGCGTGCGGGTTGACGCCGTCGCCGGTGTTGGCGTCGGCCGAGATCACCTGGTAGAAACTCCAAGGATCGGCCCGCTTCACGATGCGCTGCGAGCGCCGGAACACCTTCAACCGGTCATGTAGCTCGCGCGACTGGCCCACCATCTTGGCCGCCACGTTGAACACGAGCCCCGCTTGGGCGCGGGATGCGGCGGCGCCGTAGATCTCGGCCGCCGGCTCGTTGTCGGCCAACAACAGATAGAGCGCGAGTCCGGCCGCCCACTCGGACTTGCCGTTCTTCTTCGCGATCTGGATGAAGGCTTCAGAGACGAGCCGCTCACCGTTGGAGTCGACGTGGCCGAAGATCTGCGTGATCGCGAACGCCTGCCAGGCAGCGAGCTGGAACGGCTTGCCGAGGAACCGCCCCGCAGTGAGCCTAAGCAGACGCTCGTAGAAGCGCACCGGGCGCTCGGCTTTGGCGCGGTCATACATCTACAGTCGCGATGGTGCCCCGAAAGCTGGTGCGTTGTCTCCGTCGGACTCTGGTACGATGAGGGCGAGCAAAGAAGGAGGTGTCGTTTGACAAAACTTTTGCGCTCGCCCCAACTCCTATGGGCCTAGGCCTCGGATAGAACCAAACGCCGATAGGGGCCACCCCGGGGGCAACCGAAGCAGATAGTACGGGGAGACTTGGCAGGGCCTTGAAGTCCCTCTCCGCTTCGGGGAGAGGGCACACGCCCCAACACAGGGACACCGCAACCGAACTCGTGGCAGTCTCTTCCGCATGGAGACCCGCATCAAGCCCGGTCAGCGCGGAGCCCGCATCGCTGGCCTGCGACCGGAGACGCTCTTTGCCGCAACGCTCTCGATGTTCGTGCTCGAGGACCTCTCGCCCGAGTCGACTTGGGAGATGTCCTCGGGTGCCGAGGGCAGGCACAGCCGCGGCTCGCTTCACTACGCCGGGCAGGCGTTCGACATCTCGGCTCGCGGTTTGAGGGTCCCGGTGGCCGACTATGCCGACGCCCTCGGCCAGGCCCTCGGCGACGACTTCGACGTGATCTCGGAAGGGAGCCATATCCACGTGGAGTTCCAGCCCAAGACTCCCATCAACGCGGGGATCGTATAGTGCCCACTCCCCGCAAACCCCGTGCTCTCGACGTGATCGACGGCGGTCGCTCGAAGAAGAAGCAGCGCGAGGAACGGCCGCTGCTGGCGATCACGCCGCTCGATCAACTCTCCTCGCTGACCTCCGAAGAGGAGCGCGCCGTCTACCGCGCGATGGAATCCCGGCTGCTAAAGTCCGGCGTCGGCCTGGAAGAGATCCACGTCTTCGGGCTGGAGCAGCTCGCTCAGTACTGGTGCGAGATCCTCCAGCACCGCAAGACGCTTCAGAAAGAGGGAGTCGCAGTCAAAGGCCGTGGCGGCGAGATGAAGAAGCACCCGGCGGTGCAGGCGCTCAACGACGCACGCCGTAGCTTCGAACGCCTCTGCGTCCGCTACGGGCTCACGCCCTACGACTGGGAGCGCATCGACACCAACAAGACTCCCGGGGCGCGCGGCGACAAGACTGGTGAGACGGACGATGGGATCGACAAACTGCTGGGCTAGATGCTGATGATCAACAGCATTAGCATCCACACTACGAATTCGGATACCCTCAGCTCCATGACTTGACGATGTGGCTCAGAATCCAAGCCTAGCGCAATACTTTTCCGGTACAACGTTGCCGTGAAGCCGCTGGCAAGCAAGGCACTGACAAAGAGGAGAACCTCGAAGAAAGAATGCGGAGCATGCCACAAAAAGATCACGATGACAGCAAAGCGGACCTCGTTGGCGAGATCCAGAATGCGCCACGTCCTTGTGCGCGGGGGGTCGCTCATGCGCTTGAGCAGGAGACTTGCGCACACGGCAATCACGGGTATCACGACCCAGAGGATCGATAGAGGATAGGGTCGCTCGCCGTCGTTGCTGGGCCTGGAGTAACGTTCAAGCCAATTCTCGGACCTGGCGTGTTGTAGCTTTGTCCTGACGGCTGTGAGCTCCTGCTCCAACGCCTCTCGTCTCTTGTTTTCCTCCTGCTTCAC